TTCGGCAGAAAGGGGCGCGTCCGCCGCTGCGGATGCGCTAATACTGTGTTTTGTATTAGTGGGTTTTGTAGTGTGTTTTGTAGACCCCCAATTTTTGGGGGTGGTAGTACCCCCATTTTCCGGGGGTAGTACCCCCCAATTTTTGGGGGTAGTCCCATTTTTTGGGTGTACCCAATTTTTGGGGGTGGCAGTACCCCCATTTTCCGGGGGTGGTGTACCCCCATTTTCGGGGGACGGTTCGGGCATATTGATGCGGTAGCCGGTTACCTGACCGTGCCGTTTGACGGAGGCAATCAGGTTCAATTCCACAAGCTCTTTCAGCGCGTCGGCAACTGTTACGTCTGTTTTGATTCCGGTCAGGTTTTTAAATTGGGAAACAGAGATGTAGTCAATTTCCTTTTGCCAGCCGGTCGTTTTGCGCACGATGACGGCGTAGCATTTCCACGCGTTGCCGCTCATTCGGCAGAGGAAATCGTCCACTACCGCGTTTGCTATCTGAAACGAATTTGGAATATATTTCATTTACCGTCCTTCCATTCCCATTGGTCTTGCGCCCACACTTCCACCCCGTTTTCAACAATCGAGTAATGCGTAACCGGCTGCCCGTCATCCCCGACGGGCTTTTTATTTGGGTTGGTTTTGATTCTTCCTGTATAAACTCCTTAAAGAATCAACAATTTGATAACGTGGGTTTTTTCGCTCGCCGTTACCGATTTTATTAATAAACTCTTTCGAGCAGCCGACCTCTTTCGCGATTCAGGCCGCCGACATGCGGCACAATCGTCAGCGTCGTTTCCGTTTCCGCCGCGACAAAGCCGACCGACTGCACAAGGCTGGTTTCCCGCCCCACCCCGTCCAGCATCTGCCAGCCTTCGGGACAACCGAAAGCGTCCTCCCACTTCACCGGCACAATCTCCATCTCAATCCTCCTTCAACTCAGGCCAAATTTCGTGCCAGTCGTCCGGGCGCAGGTCTTTAAGTGTAACTTCCCCGTTTGTAGCTTCGACAATTCGGCGGCACTTGTACGGAGGCACAGTCTTCTTTCCGTGTCTCATACTGGATAAATTCGATAATTTTTCATTGATTGCAGCAGCAAGGCGCGTCATCTCGCCCCGAGGCTTGCTGTTTAGATAAGAGTTCAGATTCATACAAACGCTTAATTATCCGTTAGATAATTGCATTGTATCTATTATGTTATCTTTTGACAACTTTGTGAACAGAGAATTTTTGGTTATATTGTTATCTCGTCGATAACAATAGGAGTTGAAACATGAATTTTCTTGCAGAAATCCGTTTGCAGAATATGAAAAATTTAGTAGAGGAAGCCGGAAGCGTTGCCGAATTGGCAAAACGTGCGGGATATGCCCAACCTAGCTATCTGTATCAAATCATCAATCAGACAGCGATACAAAACGGGAAGCCGAAAAACATAGGCGGGGCAATGGCGAGAAAATTAGAGTCAGCCATGAACAAGGCGGAGGGCTGGTTGGATATGAATCACGGAGAAACCCTGCCGCTCCCTCCCGAAGACACCGAAACCATCCGCATAGACCATCTCGACATGGCGGGCGCGTGCGGCGGCGGCATCGAAGCCGACGACTGGCCGTCCCCCATCAGCAGCGTGGAATTTCCCCTCGACGCCGTGCGCCGCCTCTTCTCCGGCCGCGACACCTCCGGCCTCAAAATCGTCGGCACGCGCGGCGACAGCATGGAGCCCACCATCCCCGAAACATCCGCCGTCCTTATCGACACCAAAGCCGACACCTTCGCAGGCGACGGCATCTACTTCTTCGCCTACGCCGGAGGCCTCTACACCAAACGCCTGCAAAAAACCCCCGCCGGCCTGCTCGCCCTCTCCGACAACCCGCTGTACCAAAGCTTCCCCATCGACGAAAACGACCGCTTCCGCATCATCGGCAGATACTACGGCGTGATTTCCCTGAAGCTCGCGCAGTAGCTATGCCTTATATTTATATCTATTTGAAGGGGTGATGAAATGAACCGGGTAGATAGAATTAAAAATCTGATAGCCGACAGGTTTAACGGCAATCAAGCTGAGTTTTCTCGGGCAATTAACAAAGCTCCTGCACAGATAAATCAATGGCTTAACGGATACAGAAATATAGGGGACGGCGTAGCCGCCCAAATTGAGACCGCGCTTGGATTACCGCGCGGATGGGTGGATGGAAAAGACGAGCCGAATATACCTATTGATTCCATCAAATCAAACGCCACCGTTATCGGCACTGTTGACGCTTGGGATAGCAAAACCCCGTTATCCGATGATGATTGCGAAGTTCCATTTTATAAAGACGTTTGCTTGTCGGCGGGTAACGGCTTTTCAGATGAAATTGAAGACTACAACGGCTATAAACTGCGTTTCTCAAAATCAACCTTAAGACGGCACGGCATAAGCCCTGACGATGTTGTCTGCGTATCTGCCGACGGAGACAGTATGGAGCCGGTATTCCCCGACGGGGCTACACTGGGTATTAATACTGCCGATAAAATGATTAAAGACGGCAAAATCTATGCCATCAACCACAGTGGGCTGTTACGTACAAAAATCTTGCAAAAGCTGCCTGATAATCAAGTCCGTATCAAGAGTTACAACCCGGAATACAAAGACGAAACCGCCTCTTTAGACAGCCTGACCGTTATTGGTAGGGTATTTTGGTGGAGCGTGCTGGATTGACAAATTCCTCTAGGGGGAAATCTCAAAAAGTCGGATTTACAGATTTACACAAAGTGTAAATTTCATCGTATTTCCTTTTCGGTTGAAACCCCGCCCTTTAGGGCGGCAGGATCAGACTCTGTTTGGGAGGGGCGTAACCCCTTCCGAATCAGGGCAACACATAGGGCGGTGCTTTATGTGTCGTCCTGTGTGTTGAAACATAGGATAAAGAAAAGAAATGTTGCAGATACAGACAATAATGGATCGTGCGGAGCAAGGTGTTACCTCGCCGTTCATCTGTATGGCGGAGAATGGTCTGGAATATTTCGTTAAAGGGCTGCACGCCACCCGTGCAAGCCAAATAAACGAATGGATAGGCGGAAACATGGCGCAGGCTTTGGGCTTGCCCGTTGCTCCGTTTGAGCTGTTGGAAGTCGGAGAAGAGCTGTACGAAGAATTGCCCGCAAAGATGAAAGAAATCGGCAAAGGCATCTGTTTCGGCTCACTGGCGCAAAAAGGCTGTGCGTTACTGGAGCCTGCGGACATCCCGCGAATCGATACAGTCATGCAGCGGCAAATCGCCGCTTTCGATTGGTTTGTCCGTAATGAAGACAGAACAATCGGCAACCCTAACCTTTTGTATAGAAATTGCAACAATTCCTTGATTGTTATTGATCATAACTGCGCCTTCGACACCGGCTTCAATCCAAATAACTTTCTGCAAAATCATATTTTCTCATCGGCATTTAGACAGATTTTGGAAGATTGGGTGCTTCGGGAAGAGATGGAATTATGGCTGAAAAGCGCATTGCCAGCCTACAGAAAAGCGTGTGATAATCTGCCGCCGGAGTGGGCATGGGCAAACGAAGAGCGCGACCTGCCCGCCGCCTATAACCGCAGCCGCACCGACGAAACCGTCCGCCGCATTGATAACGGAACACTTTGGAGCATCTCATGAACCAATATGCCATGCGTTTTGCCGTCATACGGTTTATGCCCTATGTCCAAACGCGCGAATTTGCCAACATCGGCATCATCATAACCCATCCCAAAAGCGGCTACTTCGACTTTAAAATCGAACAGCGTTACAGCAGATTGAGCCGTTTTTTCCGCCGCTTCGATTCGTCCGTCTATAAAGCGGCGACCCGTGCCTTTGCAGAAGAATTACAGCGGATTGGGAAATTGGCGGCATACTCCGCGCCCGATCAGATACGCGCCATGCTCGACCATTTGACCCGCCCGCGCGAAGCCCTGATTATGGCCGCCCAACCGGGCGTAACCCTCGCCCCCGACAGGGGGCAGGAACTGAACCGCCTGTTTGATTATTTTGTCGCCCGCAGCTTTGCTAAAAGCCAACCCGAAGCAGAACTTACCCGACAAATACAGGCAATGTTAAAGCCGCTTCAGACGGCATACCCCTTCAAAGAAAGCACAATCGGCGACCCGTCAGGCTTTCACGCCTCCATCCCCTTGGTGCAAAAGGCGGAAAACGGCGAAATACGGAAAATCATCAAGCCTATCTATTTCGGACAGAAAGACCCTGCCGACATCTATTACAAGTCTGATAAGTGGATTGCCGGCATAAAACGGTTGCGGCGCGGCGGATACATCGACCGCTCTGAAATATTGTTTGCCTACGAACCGCCGGAGCGTCCCGACAAGGCACAAGAAAAGGCATTGCTTGACGTATTGGGCGACCTGGAGGAACAGGGCATACGGCTTGCCGATAACCGAAGCGAAGGCAAAATCATCAGAAACTTTGCCTGCGGCTGACAGCCCTCAAGACCGCCCGCGTTATGCGGGCTTTTTACACCCTTCCCTGCAACTACTGCCGAAAGATATTTTTACACACAAATACACATAAAAATTGACAAAATAAAAATTAGTGTGTATTATTACGCACATTGGCAGGCGTGCCATGCATTAAGATTAGGAGTGATAATTGAATAGCCTAGACGTTATTGCCCTACTCAAACAAGACGGTTGGTATAAAGTTGCACAATCCGGGAGCCATTCGCAATATAAGCACCCAACAAAAAAAGGCCGTGTAACCGTGCCGCACCCGAAAAAAGACTTGCCGACAGGTACTGTAAAAAATATCTATAAGCAAGCCGGTTTGAAGTAACGGCAGGCAGCGGGGTTTCCCGCCGCCCCCCTTCTAATCAAACAATCGACGGGTTATCTCACGCGCCCATAAACCTGAACAACATAATTAAAGGAAATCAAATGTTTATCCCTGCCGCCCTGCACAAAGACGAACATTCGGCATATGGCGTAACCATCCCCGACCTTCCCGGCTGTTTCTCTTGCGGCGACACCGTTGAAGAAGCCGTCGCCAACGCCCGTTCTGCCGCCTATATGCATATTGACGGTATGATTGAGGACGGAGGGTTCAAAAACCTTGCCGTAAGCAGCATTGCCGATTTGAGCCAAGAACCTGATTATCATGGGGCAACATGGGTAATGATTGAAATCGACCCTGCAAAAATCAGTCGGCAGCAAATCCGATTCAACGTCAGCTGGCCGCAATACCTTCTTGATAGAGTGGATGAATATACATCCGCAAATCATGAAACCCGTAGCGGTTTTTTAGCCAAAGCCGCCCTGCTCACCATGAATCAGGCATAGCCAGCCCGTTCAACCCGCCCGCACACGCGGGCTTTTTTCACGCCCCGCCGAACCTGAAAACAACACAAAACCGACAAAGCCGCCCGAAAAGGCGGTTTTCAATCGTCCCCGTCGACTACCCCGTGATACCCGGTAACTTTGTAGAGCCTGGGCTTGCCGCGCGCCGTCTGTACGCTTACGTCAACAATATAATATTTTTCAAATGGATAAGGCTCTGCAAACATTTCGCGCTTGATGTGTTCGGGAATCAGGATTTTGACCGGACGGCTGTATATCCCTTCAATAACCGCCTGATTGGTTTCCTTTGTCGGCGCGGCTTGTACGAAATACATCACCATCTGCCCGTAATCCCCTGATTCGGACGCTTCCGCCCGTTCGCCCAGTATCCGCCTTGCCTGATTTTGTACCGTGTTTGCCGCGAAATAGTTGTAGGTAATATTATTGACGACGGAGCCGTTGTTGTCGTTCACGTTGATTTCAATCGACCCGTTTTTATCCGATGCGGCAGGCTGCATGATATTTGCAATATTGCGGATTTGGCTGTCCGTTACCCCTGCGGGTTCTTTGCCTTTACCCATCAGCCAATCGGTAATCTCAATAAAATTCTTGGCGTACGCCAATATCTGCCCCGCGCCTTCAAAAAGCGTACCCGCCAAAGGCAAGAGGGGTGCAAGCTCGGCAATAATGCTGCCCTGCCTGATTTCCTTAATATACAGCCGCGCATGACTGCCCGCGCTGCCGCACATGGATTCGTAATCATCGGCAAGGCTCATCATAGACTGCGCAAATACCGACAATTCCACCGGCTCGCTGTTTCTGACAACCACTGTCAATGTCTGTTTGTCCAATTGCATTTCCATAATAAGCCTCCTTAATTTCATCTGATTTTAATACGCCGCCCGAAATATCGGGCGGTTTTTTTGTTGCCTAAAAGATACGAGCAAACAGAAGAATTTAATTCTTTTCAAATTCAAATAGATAATAAAAATTATCTAAAAAACTTATCTAACTTATTGACCTAAGATTATCTATTAGATAATATACACCCATCGAAACAAACAACAACTTGAAGGAAACGGGATGAACGAATTAACCGGCAGAATAAATCGGTTTGGCGCGAGGGCAAAGGACGGGCAAAGCCTTTTATTGAAAGTTGGTGAAATCTGCCGCGACGCAGCAGCGACATGGACCACTAGAAAAAGCGAAAGCATCAATCACACCGCCTTCACTTTTACAGTGAAAAAAGACGGCTTAAAAGAGAAGGTAATGATTGTTTTGTAAAGAAACCAACCCCACCCCGAAAGGAAACAAAAATGGAAGCAAATAAATTTGAAGTGAAAAGTTTGTCAGACCTTATAAAAGTCTTTGCAGGCATTGCTGCCGATTTCGAAGCGGCAATGGGTGTAAAACGCGCCGACATTTCAACCGAATTTGACGAACCGCAACATGAGCCGCAACCGCCGGTAACAGTTGCCGAGCAAAAAGGTATCAACGACTTTGCCATCGGCAAGGAAGTCATCATCCGCACTTATTCGGCAGGCGTTTGGTTTGGTGTGTTGGAACAAAAAGCAGGCAATGAAGTGATTCTGACAAAAGCGCGCCGAATGTACAGCTGGTGGGCAAAGGAATCAATCAGCCTGTCAGGTGTCGCACGACACGGCATCAGGCAAGACGGCAGCCAAATTTGCGGCGAGCTTGATTCCGTATGGCTCGAGGCGATTGAGATTATCCCAGTAACAGGCGGCGCGGCTGAATCAATCCGCACCGCGCTGGAGGTCGCCCAGTCATGAGTTATCTAGATCAACCATTGAAGCACGGCTACGGCAACGGCAACGGTAGCGGCAACGGCGACGGCTATGGCAACGGCTACGGCAACGGCTACGGCAACGGCTACGGCGGCGTCGGCGGCGGCGGTAGCGGCAGCGGCTACGGCAACGGCAACGGCGACGGCGACGGCAGCGGCAACGGCGACGGCGACGGCAACGGTAGCGGCAACGGTAGCGGCAACGGCGACGGCGACGGCAACGGCAACGGTAGCGGCAACGGTAGCGGCTATGGCAACGGCTAAACCTTAAAACCGCCCGAAGCTATATCTGCCAAGCCGGGGATAGCACAAAGCGATGAAGTATCGAACTTCAAAGCGGGGCAACGGCACGGCGAAACAGTGAATGCTGCGGGCGGTTTTCTCAAACGGAAAGGACGAAGGCGGTGAAATATTACGGCACGGCGGCTTACGGCAGCCCCGATTGGGGGATGGAAAGATATTACGCGCGGGAGGATATGCGGCAGGCTTTGGACGGTTGGGAGGCGGAAAACCGCCGCCTGCACGAATCCGGGTTGATTGAGATTGCCAAAAAATCGGCGCGGGAGTTTGTCCGCGATGCGGACGGCGAGCCTTACGCCCAAGAAGATTGGGAAACGTACCTTACGGAAGATGCTTCCCGTGTCGGTAAAGATACCGAAGCCGCGATGAACTACGCCATAGACGAGCGGGAATGGTTCGCGCTGGCGGAGAACATCGGCAGGCTGGCAAATTCATAGCGGGCATAGGAATGCCGCGCCGTCAGCCGGGGAGTGGGCGCGGCGGCGGTTTTTGTAGATTTTAGCCGCAAATAACCCCGACGGCGCACAGTCCGTACCATCCTTAGCGGACGCGGTGCGCAATTAAAACCTTTTAAATTAAGGAAATAGAAATGAAGACAAGGAATATTGCGTTTAAGTTGGCGGTATTGGCGGCGGTATTGGCGGCGGGCTATGCCTTCGGATTCGCCAAGGGAGGCGGAAGCCGTACGGCAAAGGGAAAACCCGCCGGTATTGCGGCAATGCGCATGGCGTTGGCTCAAAAGCAGGCGGAAGTTGCGGAATTGAGCGCCGAGATTTGGCTGGAAGAGCGGCATCTGAATGCGGAAGAAGAAGCCGGTTGCCGGCGGGTGCACGGCGATGCGGAAGTGCCGGGGGGTAAAGAATGAGCTTCCATCCCGAAACCGCTTATAACGGCGGCGGAGAAACAGAGCCGTACGGACCAAGCCCCGAAGAAATCAAATACCGGCAAAGCCCGGAAACCGCCGAAACACGGCGGATGACCGAAAAACAGGCAGAAGGCCACATTAAAAGCATTATCAGGTAACGCCGCCGCGCAAGGCATAAAACAGCGCGAGACCGATAGACGAAACGACCTTTAACAGGAGACCGAAAATGTCATTGATTTTAAGTGTGAAAGACGAAAGCAATTTCAAACCATGCCCGGCAGGCAGCCATCACGCCACCTGCATCCGCATCATCGATTTGGGTACGCAGCTCGTCGAGTACCAAAACGAACAAAAGCGGCAGCACAAGATTTTAGTGCAGTGGGAAATCGACCCTGAAGGCGATCCGGAAATGCTGATGCCGGACGGCAGGCCCTACCTCATCAGCCGCCGGTACACCGCCAGCCTGCACAGCAAAAGCCAACTGGCAACAGACCTCAAAAGCTGGCGCGGAAGGGACTTTACACCGGAAGAACGCGACAACTTCGATTTGCGCAATATTTTGGGCAAGCCCTGCCTGTTGAGTATCGCCCACCAAGAAAGCAGCGACGGCAAAACCACCTATGCCAACATTTCCGCCATCAGCAACAAGATGAAGAGCTACACCCCGAAACATCCGGACAACGCCGTTTTTGCCTTCGACCTGTCAGACCCCGATTGGGCGAATTACGGCCTCCTGAACGAGAAACTGAGGGAGCAGATTGCCAAAAGCCCGGAATATGCCGAAGCCGTAAACGGCCGCCAACCGCCGGCGCCGCCGCAGAAACAGGCCCAAGCGGCGGAAGGGCGGCCGGAACACCCCCAAGGCAATGCCGCGCCTGCCGAAGACATCGAGGACGACATCCCTTTTAATTAAGCCCGCCGTCAGGGCGTAAAACCGGACGGAAAACCGCAAACAAACGCCGCGCCCTACGGGCAGGCCCCGCACTCTGAAGCAGTAGTCGATTTTTAGTTTGCAACTGCTTCGGACGGCAACAGAGAAAGGAAACAAAAAAATGGCAAACATCGACCTGACCCAATGGGACGGGAAAACCATTGGCGCCGCCGCCAATCCCGAACAGGGCTACATCAACATCACCATCGGCAGCGACGACCTATTCATCAACATCGAACAGGCATACGCCATACACGCCGCGCTTGGCGAAGCGGTTGCCGAATATGAGGGAGGGGCACAATGACCGCCCTCACACTCTACCGGTGCGCGGCAGACGTACAGGCGGCGCTTGATTACTACTTCGACAGCGAAACCGAGCGCGAAGACACGCTGGAAGCCGTTATCGGGCAGTTCGAGGTCAAAGCGCAATCCGTTATCGCTTATATTAAAAACCAAGAAATCACGGAAAAAATGCTTGAAGAGCATATCGGGCGGATGACCGGGAAGCTCAAGGCGGCAAAAGCGCGGAATCAAAGCCTGAAAGACTACTTGGCGCGCAATATGCAGGCGGCGGGCATTACCGAAATCAAAGCGGACGACGGCACTTTTAAAGCCTCGTTCCGCAAATCCGAAGCCGTCGTGATCTTAGACGAAGCACAAATCCCCGCCGAATTTATGCGTGAGGCCGTCAAAACCGAACCGGACAAAACCGCCATCAGAAAAGCGATTGAAAGCGGTCGGCAAGTAGCAGGCGCGAAGATTGAAGGGCGGAAGAATTTGCAGATTAGATAAACCGTAGAAGATGTTGACGACAGCATCCCATTTTGAGTTAAGGAGCAAAAAATGAGCTATTTGGAAGATGTAAAAAACGCATTAAGGGTAATAGATAACTTATGCAAAGAAGCATTAAAAGAGCCTGAATCGTTAGAGGGTTATATAGACGAAATTAGGGATAAAGCAGACGAAGCGGATACCTCTTTGGAATTTCTAAAGGATGTAATAAATTATGGTATTAGCGATTTAAAAAATGTAATTGAGGTGTTTGAAGATTGCGTTTGATATTAATGGAACAAGACATGAACTATCAATTTAAATTCGGCGACCCCGTGAGAGATACAGCTTTATGATTGGGCATTGAGAGAACGGCATCAAAAAATCGAGAAAACAAAATGCAAACAGTAGCAACAAAACCGACGGCAAAACAGATGCTTGCCGCCAAACGCGCGGCGAAGGAATCAACGCGGCAGGAACGCGCCGTCAAACGCGCGGGAACAGTAAAAAACGTTGACCGGAACCGGCTGTCCGCCCGGTCAAAAGCGCAAAAAGAAAACATCGCCCGGATGTTGTCGGGCGCAAAGGTATCGGAAGACGAAGCCCTGACGTGCGGCATCATGATGCGGCTGTCCCTGCAGGATATGCGCTATGCCTGCAATCAGGAGTTAATCAACTTCGCCGAACATATCGTCAAACAGGTGCAACGCTTGGGCCTGTACTGCAACACGGACGACCCCGCGAACGGGGAAAGCGTACTGTTTGCCTGCCGCGAAGCATCGCAGGCGGTCGCGCAATGGACTAAGGATTTCGACGACCTTAGCCCGAATCAGCGCCAACTCGTGCTGCGTCCGCTGTCAAATCTCTTCGCCGCGTACGAAGAATTTCTGAAAGACGCGCCTGCACGGCTGATAGCCGAAGTATCGGCATACTCATTGGCCGTGCGGGTTGCCAAGAAAGCCATGGCGTTTTTAGAACTTGACGGCGGTTTGATTTCGGCGGTCGGCAAAGTCGTCAACGGCGCGGATTCGCGCGCGGAAGCCCGCCGCCTTAAAATGCCGTACGCGGAATTTACAGGCCGGATCCTACACGCCGCGAACCTGCTTTACGATGTGGGCATTCAGGCGGACAAGGAGCTTTCGGCGATGTACGGCAGGCCGCTGAATCCCGTGCGCCCCCGACGGATAAGCGACGTGCGCCGGCCGATGATGAAAATGCTTGTTGCGGACAAAGGCGGCGCGTTGGTCCGGGCCGTAAAAGACTCGGAAGACGTCATCCGGCATTGCGACAACGGCGCCGGCTTCAGCTGCTTCAACTGGACCGAACATTTCAAACGGACGGCAAACCTGATCAGCCTCATGCACAGGGAAGCGGCGGCATGAGGACGCACATCCGGACCTGCGTGTATCACGATTCCGGCACAAAAGGCTCAAACACGGCATCAGGCATAAGCGGCACGGCTGCCGGCGCGGCGGAACAAGCGTTTTTCAGCGCGGCGAAGACGGCAAACCGCAACGCGTCAGCCGCATCCGCAAACGCTCCGCCACACCCGGACAAGCCAGAGAACGGACGAAAACCCATGACGTTTCAAGGACACAACAACCGTAAAAAAGCCGGCGGCTACGCCGAATACATCACGGGCGGCGAACTGCGCCTATTGCAACAAACCGCCTGCCGCTTCAAAGCCGCCCTCGAAACGGCCGCGTGGAAACACTACGTCCGCGCCATCAAAGAATCCGAGCCGGTACCGGATGCCGAAGCGCGCCGGAAGCGGAAAAAACAGGCGGCGTAAATATAATTAAGTTTGGAGGTTTTAAATGGATAGCGAATACCTAGACCCGCAGCAATGCGCAGATATTTTATCCGTAAAAAAGCGTACATTTTTAGAGCGGTACGCACCGCGTCCGGATTTCCCCGCGCGAATATCCGTATCGAAGAAACGTTTTTGGTGGAAAAAAGAAGAAGTCGAAGGATGGCTAGACCGCCAAAAAGAAAAACGCCCGGTGATGTGATTTGCACCACATTTGCACCAAGTGGCATATAACATTATGAAAGATATAAAAATTTTGGTGCGGACGGAGAGACTCGAACTCTCACACCTCTCGGCGCCAGAACCTAAATCTGGTGCGTCTACCAATTTCGCCACGTCCGCATAAGGGTGGAGATTATACAGATTTTGTCCGATTGCGCAAGGCTTTGGACGTAATAGTTGAGGCTTATGCTTTGCAGCGGTAAAATCCGCTATTCGTCCGCCTGGCATCGGAATCGGGCGGTTTTTTGTTTTTATTGACGGAATTTGGGTATGCCTGCTGCTTTGATTAAGGATTTTCTGCTGACTCAGGGTTTGAAGCTGCCGCTTGACGAGGTTCGGGCGGCGTATCTGACGGCGCAGACGGTAATGGATATGGGGATGGCTTCGATTGACCGTTCTGTTTTGTGGTGCAATGATGAGGGTTGGAAACTTGCCGATTACCTGCCGTGCGATGATGTCCGCGAAGATGCCCTGAAACGGCTTTTTATGGCTTTGGATTCGGTGTTTTCACGCTCGACAGGTGTGCGGAGCGCGGCGGTTTATGCCTTGATGCCGTCTGAAAACGCCGCCCTCCGGCTGGTGTGCCTGTCCCAACAGGGCGAAGGTTTGGAAAACATATGGGAGCAGGATGGAAATATTACCGATGTTTCGCTTGCCTGCCGTTCGGCGCAAAGCGGTTGGATGAATGTTGCCTCGGATGTACGCCGTTGGTTGAATTTGGGTGAGCTTTCGGGAGAACGCAATCATGCTTCGGCGGCGCAAATTTCCATTCCCGTTTGCACGGAGAGCGGCGGTGTATTGGGCGTGGTTCATGTGGAATTTGAATGCGCAGAGTGTGCGGATACGGCGGCGCAGGCGGAATGGGTGGCTCTTGCCTTGGCTTTGTCCGAACCTTTGAAGCAACTTTTGGGCATCACTGCCGCAGAAGGAGATGAAAATGTCTGAATTATTAGACCATGTCGCTTCCTGCCGTCTGCCGACCGAATGGGGCGTATTTACGATGCACGGTTTTGAAGAGGCAAACGGGCAGGAACACGTCGCGCTGACCGTCGGCAATTGTTCAGACGGCAATCCGGTGTTGACGCGCATCCACTCCGAATGTCTGACGGGCGACGCGCTGTTCTCGAGAAAATGCGACTGCGGACCGCAACTTGAAGCGGCAATGAGGGCGGTACAGGCAGAGGGGCGCGGCATCATCGTCTATCTGCGTCAGGAAGGACGCGGCATCGGGCTGATTAACAAAATCCGCGCCTATCATCTGCAAGAACAAGGTATGGATACCGTTGAAGCCAATTTGGCACTCGGGCTGCCCGTCGATGCCCGCGATTTCCGTTTGGCGCAATCTATCTACGAATATCTGGGCATCCGCTCGGTCAAACTGTTGACCAACAACCCCGAAAAAATCCAAACCCTGAAAGATGCGGGGATTAACGTGGTCGAACGCATTCCCCTGCACGTCGGGGAAAATCTGGAAAACGAGCGTTATCTCCAAACCAAAGCAGACAAGCTGGGGCATTTGATGTCGGAATAAGGCAAAGTTGCAGGGAACGGGCATCCTGCGCCGTCTTTCGGGAAACAGGTTTCCATAGCTTGATAAAGCAATAAGTTTTATCAAGTTGCAGGGTGCGGATGCAAACGCATTGCGAGCGCGGGTTTGAGGCATACGCGCAAACATCTTAATACAACGTATTGATATTTATGATTTTCTCTATCATCGTCCCTATTTACAATGTGGAAAAATACCTTCGCTGCTGCGTGGATTCCGTGCTTGCCGAAAATTTTGCCGATTATGAAATGATTTTGGTCGATGACGGTTCGCCGGACGGCTGCGGGAAGATTTGCGACGAATATGCAGGCAAATATCCGCATATAAGGGTAATCCCATGCGTAACGCCGTAGGATTGGACATATCCAAGCTGACATTTGACGCAACGGCCATTGTCGGCAATGCCGAATATTCGGCAAAGTTTGACAACGATTCAAAAGGTTTAAATCAGTTTTCGGACCGGTTGAAAAGCTTGGGATGTCAGAATCTGCATATCTGCATGGAGGCAACCGGCAATTATTATGAAGAAGTTGCCGACTACTTCGCGCAGTATTACAGCGTTTACGTAGTGAATCCGCTGAAAATAAGCAAGTATGCAGAAAGCAGGTTCAAGCGAACCAAAACAGACAAACAGGATGCAAAGCTGATAGCGCAGTATTGCCGGTCGGCGCAGGAAAGCGAGCTTGTAAAGAGGCAGAAGCCTACGGACGAGCAATACAGGCTTTCACGGATGATCGCAGCATACGCGCAAATCAAAAGCGAATGCGCGGCAATGAAAAACCGTCATCACGCGGCAAAAGATGAAGAAGCGGCCAAAGCATATGCGCAAATCATCAAAGCCATGAATGAACAGCTTGAAGTTTTAAAGGAGAAGATAAAAGAGCAGACGGAGAAGCCTAACTGCAAGGAAGGCGTGAAGCGTCTTGAAACCATACCGGCAATAGGCAGAATGACCGCAGCCGTATTGTTTCATCATCTAACATCTTCGAAATTTGAAACATCAAACAAATTTGCAGCGTTCGCAGGCTTAAGCCCGCAACAAAAAGAATCCGGGACAAGCGTAAGGGGAAAAGGCAAACTGACCAAGTTTGGCAACAGGAAATTACGCGCCGTCTTGTTTATGCCGGCCATGGTCGCATACCGGATAAGGGCATTTCCCGACTTCATCAAAAGGCTGGAAGAAAAGAAGAAGCCTAAAAAAGTCATCATCGCAGCATTGATGCGTAAACTCGCCGTTATTGCGTATCACGTACATAAGAAAGGCGGAGATTACGATCCATCGCGTTACAAATCGGCGTAAATCCCGAAAGGAAAAAAGGCATTTTTTAAATGCCTGCTTTGCCGCGTCTGAAATCCGGTGAATTTTCAAATATTGAAATTCAATGGGTTGAAAATGAATTGTAAAAATGCTGTTGTCAATTAAAGTAGTATCTTATATATTCAGAATCTGTGTTCTTTGATACTACTCAATTTCACAAACAAGAAAACCGCCCGCCTATTCTCGTCATCAAACTTTAAGTTTGTGGTTTGTTCAGGCCGGACGGTTTCGGCAAAGGGTAGCTATTCCTTTGCCGTGTCTGATTTTATTTGGGTTGCAGGTTTTGGTAAAGATTCCTGTTAGACTCGAATGTCGATTTTTGTATCTCAGTCCGGAATCACTCCGTTAGTGGGTTTGCGGTATTGAAAACAGTTCATAAAAGGAAAGTATTCGTAAAGATTGGGTAACGCACCCAATCTTTACAAAGCTTCCCCTTTCCTTTTTCCGCCCTATTTTCCTGCACGTACAACCCCCGAACGAAGCGATTCCGGACTGAGACACTTTAAAAACAGCCATTCTAGCAGTTAACCCCTTCGCTCCGCCCAAGCCATCCTGAGGGTAGTGGCTGAATTTGTGATTTTGGTTTTATCAAACAAAATATTTGACTGAAGTCACATGGCGGTCGTCATATGTGGCCTTTCGCACCCAAAAATCGACCGCGTAACGGTTTACTAAAACTTCATCGTCCTTAAACTTTTGGTGCTTTTTCCGGCAATATTTTCTGAACTCCGTTAAATTTGACGGCAAGAACCCGCAACCGTCTGCACCGTAAATGTAATCAACTTCAAACAAACTGTCTTTCCGGGCAACCCGACCATCTTTAAGCCAGAACATAGGCTCGAAATAAAAACTTTCGACGTGTCCGGGAACTTATGGAGACGGAGAACACGTGTGAAATCCCCTGTTTTCATCTACAATTTTGATATATCTTGGTTTGTGAATCATGACATCCTCAGATTTAGTATTCAGAATATGATTTTAAAAGAACTTTCTGCTTTACGACTCCGCCGCCGATTCCTTCAAACGGTTTTCCGCGCTCTTCAGTTGTCGTACATTAAATTTTATTAGGACTTTCCGCCCATTACGAGAACTTGGGCTTGTCCGCTTTCGCGGACTGTGCCGCCTGTTCCGTCCTTTGCCGTTCGTCCTTGTAAGGATTGAAAGGCAACCCGTTTTTCACATATTCTTTACACATTATCTTTGTTATTTCTTTCAAGGGTGTTCCTTGATTTGAATAGCATGTGCATCTGATTTTCCGCCGTCTATGCATCCGGCGATTTGCTCAAAGGTTTTACTTGTCGGACTGTGTTATAAATAGGCTTGCTTTCGGGCTTTTCGGGCAAAGTCGGCACAAAGTCTTCAGGTTTCAGATTGTCGGAATGCTCAAAGCGCTTGTTTCTGATGATGCCGTCTGCTCCGTCATCGTCTGCATAACGCTTTCTTTTGCGCTTCCTGCTCAATCCGGCTGTCTGTGGCTTTGCTGTAAACTTGAAACATGCCGTAACTTTTCCAGCCTACAAACCCTACAACCGCAATCAACGCCCAAACCGCCCAAGGCACTTTTTCTTGAACTTTTGGCGTTACTTGCGGATTTATAGTATTTGAAGGCTTTTAGGCGGTTTCCAATTTGCGGCTTCTACGCCGCTTACGCCCGCGGGATTGTCCAACGAGGTTACGCATTTATACCAATAATACTGTTTCATGCCGATTGCCTTGCGTTCAAGGTGTACATGCTTTGAAACAAGGTTGCGGACGAATATATCAAGTTGGCTTCGGCGCCGCGTCATCAAAATGACGGTATGCCCGTGATGGCGGAGTTCTGTCAGTTCCTGAATATAGGGCGGAACGGGACGCAATGCCGCGCGTACCGGGTAAGTGTAGTGCGCTTCGTCAACAATCAGCACCGCGCCTTCCGGTATGACATCACGAAGCGGGCGGACATGATTTGCCCTTCCGCCAGTTCGCGGGCATTGAATTTTCGTTTGTCCAATCCGTCGATATGGCAGAAATAAAGTGCTGGTCTGCCTCCGTGCCGTCTTCCAATTTCATTTTGAACAATCCGTCTTCGTTGTTCAAAATCATAGAGACGACACGGGGGTTTTGCCTGCCCCCATGTTTCCCGTAAACAGATAAATCATGTTTCTACCTCATCCCGGAAAGACAAACGTCAGTTTTTGAATGCGTGCATACCAATGAAGAACGAGAATGCGCCGAACAGGCAGCCCAACCCCTGACCGAATCCCGAAATTAAAAGAAGGTTCAATATGTCGGAAGGCATGGAATTGATCGCATTTGACGTGTAGCCTTTGAACTTTTCCAGTGCGGCGAGATACCCGGCATAGGTTACGAATGTCAGACCTGTTGCAAGGATGATTCTGACAATCAGCATTTTCAGAAGTATGCCTAAAAGTGGAATCATAATTACAAGTAATGGCATTTATTCCCCAACGAACCGAAAACGACAAAAGCCGACATAATGATAAAGGCGAGCAGTACGGCAAACCGGATTTTTCGGCAAACACGCACAACGGTTCATAGCTTGCCCGATATTGCCTGCCGAAAACATGAAAGGTTTTCGGCTGCGGACATACGCCGTTAGACGGTAAAAGTTATGTGAAGACCATGTTTTATCGTCTGTAACCTGCGGTATGCTTATATCGTGAAACATGCGGTCCGAAGGTTTGCCCATCTCCTGACAGGCTAGGATTTCCGGAAAATAATCGCACGAAAGCCCGCCGTCTTCGCCTTCTTTCCTTTCTTTGCGATGCCTGCCGTTTGGCGGTCCGGAACTACGGGGAATCGGGGCTTGTTCCGGGCTGTCCGTCCGTATCGGGATTTGCATCGGGATTCAAATCGGGGTCGGGTTCGGGATTGGGGCGCGTGCCGGGGTTCTCATCGTCCGGGTTGTTTGCGGGTTTCGGCGGGCGATACTTCGGGCGGCGGCTGTGCGTGAGGTGCTTCCGCGCTTGCGGGTGTGAGGTCGGGACGCGGGATTACTTGTACGTCCGCCGTGGTGTTGCCTTGCGCGTCCCTGCCGAATGTTGCGGCAACTTGAACGGGATTCCCGTTCCTGTCCGTGACGTCCATATTCACTTTTGTTCCGGGTGCGACTTCTACTTTTCGGAATAACCGGGATATCCGGTTGCCTTTATGTATTTGTCGGGATCGGCATCGACTTTCAACGATAAAATCTCTTCCGGCTTTTGGCATCCATTTCTTCTTTGTATTTCGGATTGCGTTCAAGCTTAAAATAAACTCGATGAATTAAATTATCACCGTTACGTACAAAACAACCGCCGCCGTTCCAAGCAAATGTGCAACGATTTAAAACAAAATTATTCCAATCCAAAGAACTTAATTTATTCAGTTCTTCTTTACGCCAATTCCAAAACGGACGTGCCAGCCTATACATTTGACTTTCCATCAGTTGTTTGACTTCGGGGAATCTGCTGCGATCGGGCATAAGGCGCATAATCGAACTGTCAACGCCGTAGCAGCCATAGGTTTTATTAATACGTCTTTCGTCTTCGTACCAAAGGCAATTAGCATATTCGTAGCCTTTTACAAATTTGTCGGTTTCTGGATCGTATCGGCAGCCTCGTGCCTTTATGTCTTCTTTGAAAGTTTCGTATACGTCGTGGGCTAAAAGGGCTGTTCCGACATAGTAACCGCCCTTGTGCCGAATTTCGCGCCTTGGCGGACAAGTTTGCCGACCCCGACAATACGCTTACGCGGGATACGCTGGCGGTTATTTTGGCGTTGATTCGGGCTTTGCGCCCGTGGGGATGTGCTCGAAATTTGCCGCTTCTGTGAATTTGGAAAAGTGTTAGAACTTGAATCTAATTTAAAACCAATTGATTTTAAATTATTACTTGATTGAAATTTAATTTGTGATTTTTCTAATCTTACAGGTTCAGAATAAGAATTACTCGAACATAGAATTAAAATCAGAACTATCGGTGTACTCTTGATAAACGAATTCATGAACAGTTTTTCCGTTCTCTTCTGATTTTCTTATAAAAATAACAGACTCATCAGAAAAATAAATCTTCCAAATATTATGTGCGACCCTCTTATTTAAGAAATAAGAGAAGCTCTCTAAAATATCGTACTCTTTTACGTTATTAACAAATTCTTCAAATTCTTTCTGAGCAATAAAAGCCATCGATTGCCCAAAATACTCGCTTGACGGCTGATATTTATAAAGTGCCAACTGCGCCTGAGTGATAAACGGCTTGTTCATGGTTCTGCCTTTCAAAGGTTGTTTTGAAAGCCTGATTTTGACACCATAACTTCATGCGCTCAATCCTTAAACAGAACCGCCCCGATTAATACGGGGACGGCAACGCCGAGATAGAAATAAAAATCCATCATTTCAAAACCTTTTTCAGCAGGGAAACAAAGTAAACGGACGCGAGGACGCCGAATACTATCCTACTTGTTTCAAGACCGCTTTGCAGGTTGTCTTTCGGACTGCATTCCGCCAATGAAAGCCTTAGCGGCTGACCGTCCGACATCTTCCACATGCTGCCGTTATATTCCTACCTGATTATCTGTCCGTTTTCTTTGATTCTGGTACTACCAAGCTGAAATAAAGGTTTTACCGGTGCTTCTCAAGACATTTATTTCCGACTTGGCAGTACATGCCGCCTTACTTCATCACCCTCTTAACGATGGAAAATACAAAAGCGCGGCGAAAACGCCCACTACAATCCAACCGGCTTCCATACCGTCCGCTTTTGCGGCTTCCAAAGCGTTTTGCCGTTTCGGGCAACGCTGCGTTTGCCTGTGCCGCCAGCCAGCGGGCGGCTGTTACAACAGCCAGTTTTGCGCCGTATTTACGGCAGGTGTTAATAAATTTCATGATATTTTCCTTCAAAAGTGTTTGGCGGTAATGGATGGAGAGTTTTTCAGACGACCGCCGAACATCCGAAAATCAGTCTTTCAAAATCCGAATACGACAAATTCGCATTGGTTGCCGATTTCTTCCAAACCTGCGTTAACCGCTTCTTCGAAGTCGTAGAAATAATCGGCATTGGTAATTAATTTGGTATGTCCGATGTCGCCCGTTTCAGGAGAGAGATACAGAAAGTCCCCTGTTGATACGGACTGGACAACATAGACTTTCTGCAT